ATGGATTCGTTAATCCAATTAGAGTAGTATCTCCAGAAGTTTGAGGATACCCAACTTCAGTCCATCCAAGATTCGCGACCGTGGGTTTCGATTGAGTTACCGTCATAGCACCGGCAATAATTCCGCGTCCCTTCAATTGTAAAAGAGGTGGAGCGAATCCCGGCTCATAAGCAAGCGATGGTACACCCGGATTGAAATGTGTTTTCCTGCCACGACGATATTTTGTTACACTGTCTTTATTTGTCGTTACTTTTCTTGAGAACATGTTTGCTAATCCTCTCTCCAGATTTTGCTGCTTTCACTTTTTTACACCCTTCCATCGGGCAGGCGAAGTGAAGAAATGGATGATGTTTTTCAACCATCCATGCAAAATGAATTGGACATTTATATTTCATTAGTTGTAAACAACCTGATTCGCTCCACCTTGACCAGTATTACCACCGAGGGTTGGCATAGAAAGTCCACCGCTGTTACCGGATACTGGACCCTCCGCTGCAGTTAAGTCCGCTGCAAAAGCATTGCCAGCAGATTGAATAACACTAGGAGTCTGTGCGTTTTTGGAAACAAGTACTGCCAAAACAGCAACGCCAACAATCGCAGTCATAATCGAAACGATTGAGGTAATCATATGATCGCCCATTTTTGTGACCTCACTTTCATTGTTTGTTGAAAAATTCTTGGTTGAATTTTTGAAAGAATCCGCCATTCGAGACAACCATTGAAATAATAACTAGCACCAAAAACATTCGTGAGAGTTTTTGGAGTGAGTCAATATATCCGATCATTCCGATTACTAGAATGGCAAGAATCCAATGCGTAAAGCTACCGAGTCCCGTGTCCGTAAAATCAGACGTAAGAAGGGCGAACAAACCATTTTGCCCGCCCGTAGTATTCCGGACACCCGACACAAGTAATACCGCTCCGATAATAAGTAACGCAAATGGCATGGTACTTTCCTTTTAGAACGCTCCACCACCACCCGTGCCACTAGGAATAACTCCAGTGATACTAGAAACCGTGCCACTACTAGAAACCGTGCCACTACTTCCTAGCCCTAGAATCCGACGGTACTGTGGAATCTGATTTCTCATCGTAATGTAAACGAGAAATCCGATGATGAGCCATCCTGCTATGTAGGAAGATTGACTCATCGAATTTTACACTCCAGCAATAGAACGTACCTTGTTAAAAGCAACGGGAAACATTGCTCCGATGATGTAGAAAACAACCACAACGATAATCAAGTGATAGCTTTTCACAGTTTAACTCCTTCTGACTCGATGAGCCTGACAACGGTTGACCACAAAAACGCAATGCATAAAACGATGACTAAAAAAGCGCTCCAGTCTTTTATATCACCGTCCGAAAAAAGCGGATGTGAAATCCAGTTTGCGATGCTAGGAAAAATTCCCATAGTTTTTACTCTCCTGATAAAATGAGAGAGTAAGAAAAGGAGGTAACTTACTCTCTCTGCCGATTACGATTACGGTAACGAACTTGCGGACGTTAGAGTATTCATGACGGCGAAATCTTCCCATCCAACCAAAACGAGTGGATTCGCTCCACTGGAAGCATTCAAGATTAACTGCATGTTCCCGTACTGCGTGGTATCGACCGGCTGCCGTCTGCTCGAAAAATAGTACATCCCTTTCGGGAAGTCCATGGAAAGCAGTTTCCGCCATTCCATCGCACAGTAGAAAGGATCACGCTTCCAGATGTTAGTGGTATTGGCTGCCTGAAGAGCAAAATAATTTATGTCAGTCCCACCGACACGTCCGGTATCCGCGCTGGTATCGTGATTGTAAACCACGAAAACAGAGAGGAAATCCCGAAGGTTAGCAAACGGAATCGAAAAATCATTTCCAGCAGCAACGCCTGTGAGAGAAGTATTTTTCACTTCGTACACAGTCCCAAGGTCCATCTGAGGCAAAATTACCTGACCATTGGAAGCAACTGGCAACTGGTCAAGATAATTCTGGTAGACGGTAACTGTGATGTCACTCACATTTCCAGCGCAGCCCTTATACATCGCGTTTGTGGAATCGACACCCGCAGCCACAATCGCGTTTGGGTTAATTGTGTACTGCAACTGAGCATTGCTATTTACGATGTTAGCCCAAATAGCTCCGCGCAAGTCATCATCGGAGTAAGCAATAGGAACGTGCAGGAAAAAACGGCAAGCTGCAGATGCACCCTTCGCAATGGTAGGAGGTGCAATAACGCAGTTCCAATTATCGCCGTATCCTCCAAGATTCGCAAGCACGTTTGGAGTAAGGGTAACGCCATAAATATTACGCACCCTCGCAGCCCACAAGTTGTAAAGATGCCATCCTGTGGTTTGGATTCTCACATTATTTTGAAAATCAGTGAAAGAAATCTGAGAGAAGAAATTCGCCAACCCAAAATCAGTTAGCGACAACGAAAGTGATGTACCGTCCGTATTGTTGACTGTGAAATTTAACTCGATAACAAAATCACGGATGATGCCAACATTCCGAGGAACGATATTTTGCGGTCCACTCGGAACGGTCGTATAAGTCAACGAAGAAACTTGCTGACTCATCGGAAGTGCCTGCTTCAGCAGAATCGAACGTGCTTGCTGATTCGCAGATTGTGGAGACTGCTTTGAAGCGGTGGAAGCAACTACAGGCATATTAGCCATTTGTTACCATCCTTTAGGAGTTATCAGTTGTGGCGGGATCGAATCCAGCAAGTTGTAGTGTGAGATGCCCGGCAAAGCCAGCAATCAAGAGCATCAAAAAAATCGTGATCCAGTTTAACGGATGCTTCAAAAGTATGAAGTTTACCATTTTACTGACCCCGATAATTTGAATACATTTTCATGAAGATAGCCATCAAACCATAGAGCACCAGAACCATGATGACTACGGTAATCCAGTTGGCAGTATTCCAAGAGAGAATCGTTTCGGAACTTTCAGCCATTGCTTTATTCTCCTGTTAGACTACATTGACATTTGTGAATCTTTCATGTACAGGCATTGTATCAAAGAACCATGAAAGTGTATCTATAAAATTTTTCTTCGGGGTGGTCTAAGTTTGTTATCGAGGACCTCCAGTATTTCACTCTCCTTCGGAACGGGCGAGAAACGAACCATCGCCCGACGAGCAACGTCAAAATAATTACTATGAAAATCAGGCAGATTCCACCTTTCGTGATCACGTAAAGGCGGTACAAAAGCAGAAACGCTTTGTCTATCACGTTCGTCACCTAAGAAAAAGGTTTGTACAAAATTTGATTCACTGAAAACGAAACGGCTCATCCAAACTGGACGTTGCGATAAAACAATCATAGGGATGTGTTTTGAGCGACCCTGTGTTAATAGAGCATTCATCGCAGCGTTCTTGACCATGTAACCTTCGTCCACATAAATTCCAAGATTCTCTTTTGCAAGTAGCTTCCACATTTGAGCTTCCACTTCCTCATCATCGATTTCCGGTCGTGGCTGCACTATGTATAAGCCTCTGGTTTTGTTGTTGGGCACAAAATCCATTCCTACTACTTCAGCACGCTCAATATTATTTATGAGCGTTTCGATTTTGTAGTCATAGATAATCCAAGGTATGCTTTCAAAATTACGTCGTGAGATATGCCAGACTCCAGCCTGTGTTTTTCCAGTGCCATTCATTCCAATGATGGAAATCCTATGGCTGTCGTTTGGCAATCTCACTTCGTTTTTCATGGCATCCCTTCACTGCACAAGGTGTATTTTTGTTTTTGCTTCGGTAACTCTGTTGCTGATTGCTACCATGCGAGGTCCATAAATACTTGCGCCAACAAATGCCAACCGAATCCATGCTGCAGTTTTTTCACTGACAATCGCAAAATCGTATAGCTCATTTATCCGTGCTACCGATTCCGCCAACCGCTCCGCTTCGTCGGGTGCAAGCATTAACTCGGGACATTTCAAAAACGCTGCTCCCATCGCATGCACTGACAAAAGTAATGACGTTAGATCATTCGTGTTTTCTTTTTGCGTGACTCTGTTTTTACTGCCGGGTTTTCTTCCACGCTTTTTTCGGGGCTCACCGTCGGAACTTCCATCTGTACTTCCGTCAAGGGTTGCAGGGTTGACGCTGTCGGAATCACTGGCTGTGATGCTTTCAACATCGCTAGAATTTCCGCTATCTGCGAGAGTACTGTCGTCCAACTTTGGGCTTCCAGTATCTCCGCTTGGTTCAGCGTTTCCAGTAGGGTTAGGGATTTCGTGTTTTGATTTTCTAGGGCCAAGAATCGTTCTTCTGACAGCCATCCGATTTCCTCTTCGCTTTCCTCTTCCGTTTCAATTACTTGTGGTGGTACTTCCGCTGCAATAATAGCGGGCGCCGCTTCTGCTCTTGCTTCGCTCATCGCCGTCTGTGCCGCTAGTTCTGCGATGATAGCT